GCTCATGAGTTATTGGAAAAAACGCTTTATACTAGGGCTGGTGTGTTGTTAGAAGAAAAGAAAAAACAAGTTGCCGCAAAAGTGTTTCCCATTAAAGAAGCTGATGAAAAGACCATTTTTAAAGCCGATCAGAGAAAAGCTTTAAAAGAAAAAATGAAAAAGGTGGGAACTAAAAAACCTAAGGCGGAAAAATAATGAACCAATACTATCATGCTGCCGCAGTTTCTACAAGTAATACAGTTGATTTACCTATCAGAGCAACGGCGTTCGTTGTTGGTGCCGATGGTACGGTTAAAGTGAATACCTTTTATGAAACAGGTGTCACATTAACTTGCATTGCTGGTTTTGTGTATCCAGTAACAGTCACACGCATTTATGCATCAGGAACAAGCGCAACAGGAATTGTTGCTCTTTGGTAAGTAATATGTCTACATTCAACGGTATAGAATCGGAAATATTAATCGAATCGTGTGATGATTTTACATTTTTAACTGAAGAGTTAAATGGAAAAAAATATCATATGATCGAAGGTGTATTCTTACAACAAGAAATCAAAAATAAGAATAACCGTAAATACACAGCTTCTGTTATGGAACCAGAAGTTAATCGGTATATTAATGAGATGATTGGAAAAAATCGTGCTGTTGGAGAATTAGGGCATCCAGAAGGACCTACAATTAATCCTGAGAGAATTTCACACAAAATTGTATCATTAATTCAGGATAAAAATAATTATATCGGCAGAGCACGAATTTCTAATTCCCCATTTGGAAAAATTGTTCAAAATTTTCTAGATGAGGATATACAATTTGGGGTTTCATCTCGTGCAATTGGTACACTGAGACGCGTTAATGGTGTTGATTTGGTACAATCAGATTTCCGTATCTCAACGGCAGCCGACATAGTTATGGATCCATCAGCCCCGGATGCATTTGTCCGTGGTATTATGGAAAATAGAGAATACCTTTTCGCGGATGGATTGATTCAAGAAGCGAATTTGGATAAATGGAAGAGAGCTATTAAATCTGCCTCAATTAGTAGTTTGCATGAAACAGAAATAACAGCTTATCGAGATTTTTTAGTGGAATTAGATAGAAGTTTCAAATTATAAAACCACTAAATAGGAATATAGAATAATTTTAAGGAGAAATATGAACCTTTCTTTTCAAAAAAAATTAGAAAAGATCCTCCGCAACGGAAATACTGTACTAAATGAAGAACACGAGGAAGGGTATGGTACTAAAAGTCCCACGCACGTTTGCCCCGAACCTGGTGAAGAAGTTACTACATCTTTAGATGGTACAGGAAAAATCGATGCGACACGACCAATTAAAGCTGGTGCTGATAAGACTTTAAAAACCACTCCCGCTGTTAGTGCTACTGAAGGTCCTACAGGACACATACCTACTAATTCTGATTTGCCTCGTGCCCAAAAAGATGGTTTAGGCACATCTAATAGTCCCGGTAAAAATAGTTTACCTCCAACACCTAAAGTTTATGGTCTTCATGAAGAAGAGGAAGAAGCCAAGAAACTAAAGGAAGAGGAAGAAGAGAAAAAACTTCCACCATTCATGAAAAAGAAAAAGCTTCATGAAGAAGAGGAAGAAGCCAAGAAACTGAAGGAAGAGGAAGAAGAGAAAAAACTTCACGAAGAGGAAGAAGAAGCCAAGAAACTGAAGGAAGAGGAAGAGGAATCTAAACGGCTAAAGGAAGAATCGGGAACTGAAGCTGCTAAAACTCTAAAACGTTCCGGTTCTGGTGAAAAAGCTGATAAAATCAAGGAAGAATTTGATCATGAAGAAGGTAGCAAAACTAAAGAAAAACTTGGCGTAAAAGAAGAAAAAGAACCTGATGATGATAAAGACGACAAAAAGATTGTAAAAGAAGCAACTGCGGCTCTTTTTGCCGGTGAAACAATTTCAGAAGTTTTGAAAGAAAAAACTGCCACAATTTTTGAAGCTACTCTTTCTCAAAGAATTAAAGATTATCGCAAGACTTTAAATGGCAGATATACCAAGAAACTTAATGAACGTGTGGAAGAAATTCGGGAAGAATTATCTAATTCGATAAGTGGCCATTTAGACCTAGTAGTTGAACATTGGGTAAAAGAAAATGAAGTTCCTTTGGAACGCGCCATTAAATCCGAATTAGTTGAAGAATTTATTGGTGGTTTAAAGAATCTTTTCGAAGAACATTACATTGAGTTACCACAAGAAAAAGTTGATGTTGTTGCTGAAATGGCAAATCGCATCAATACTCTTGAAAAGAAACTTAATGAACAAATTGATACGAATGTGCAGTTACAGCAATCCGTGAAACTTCATGAACGTACAGAAGTATTCGAAAAGATGACACGTGGTATGGTCGCTACCAAAATTGAAAAATTGAGAAATCTTTCGGAAAATGTTGACTATAAGAATGCAAAGCAATTTGAAACTGCATTAGTTACTTTGAAAGAAAGTGTAGAAGGAACTCAAAAACAAAGTACATCTAAGCAAACATTATCAGAGCAAACCTTAGAACAGAGTCCTGAACCCGGTTCTGGTGAACGCGTTGATAAAGTTAAAGAATTCTTAGCTCGGATGAATAAGAATGGTTAAAAAAATAAGGAAACATAAATAACTCCATAAGAAGAGTTATCCGTTTAAAAGAAATTAAGGAGATTTATACTAAATGAGACCTGAAGTAACAACAGATCAACTGGTAAAAAAGTGGAAGGATATTCTCGATGATGAGAGTTGTGGAGCGATTAAAAGTAACCTAAAACGACGTGTTGTCGCAACGGTTATGGAAAATCAGCAAATTGAGTTTGAAAAAACTCACCAAATCTTATCTGAGTCCGCTCCTACACTTAGTACCGGCGCCGGAATCGCAAATTTCGATCCAATTTTAATTTCGCTAGTTCGCCGGGCAATGCCCAATTTAATCGCTTATGACGTTTGTGGTGTTCAACCAATGGTTGGACCAACTGGCTTAATATTTGCGATGAAATCGCGTTATACAAGCAAACAAGGAACAGAAGCATTGTTCAATGAAGCTAACACAGCTTTTTCTGGGCAAGATCCTAATGGTCCTTATGGTCAAACCTGGGGTGTTGGAGCAACTGGTGCCGTCCAGACTTTCGCTAATGGCACTGCGCATGCAGGTACTGATCCCGTAACTACTGGTTTCCCACCAACAGCTTCTGGTTATACAACTGGACGTCCAATGACTACTTCACAAGCTGAAGCTTTGGGCGATGGCGTTGGAGCAGATTTCAATCAAATGGCATTCAGCATTGATAAGATTTCTGTTGAAGCAAAGACCCGCGCATTAAAAGCTGAGTATTCGGTAGAAGTTGCGCAAGATTTGAAAGCTATCCACGGATTAGATGCTGAGACCGAGTTGGCTAATATTCTTTCTGCTGAAATCTTAACCGAAATCAACCGGGAAATTATCCGTACTATCTACTACATCGCCGTCCCTGGTGCCGCTCAAACAACTAATCCTGGTATATTTGACTTGGATGTTGATGCTAATGGTCGTTGGTCTGTTGAGAAGTTCAAAGGTTTGATGTTCCAAGTTGAACGTGAAGCCAATGCTATCGCGAAGGCTACTCGACGTGGACGTGGGAACGTTATTATCTGTTCTTCGGACGTTGCTAGTGCTCTAGTAATGGCGGGAAAATTAGACTATACACCTGCTATCCAATCTGACCTAACTGTTGACGATACTGGTAATACCTTTGCTGGTGTGTTAAATGGCCGTTATCGTGTGTATATCGATCCTTACTTCGGCAATGGCGGAGCAAATGAGGAATTCTTACTAGTTGGTTATAAAGGTGCTAATGCCTACGATGCCGGCTTGTTCTATTGTCCTTATGTTCCTCTACAATTGTTCAGAGCCCAGGATCCACATAGCTTCCAACCCAAGATTGCGTTTAAGACACGGTATGCCGTTGCTCCAAACCCATTCTGGTCAGATGCTAATGCTAATCTTCAAGCAAATAGTTCAGCCTATTATAGACTCATGAAAGTTATCAACCTACTATAATCGATAACTAAAAAGTAATAAACTCAGAGGGCAGCCATTTTTGGCTGCCCTTTTTTATTGGGTATAAATATTTGTATGCCACAAACTATCTCAGGCGAATCACAGAATTACGGCGCATATAATCGGCAGCAGAAGAATGTAAACTTCCTTCTTCCAAATAAATTTTCATTCTTTATTACTAAATTACCTGAATTATCGTTATCAGCTAAAGCTGTGAATATTCCAGGCATTTCATTACCAAATTGGAAACAACTCACTAGTTTAAATCCTCTAAAACGCAGTGGCCTTAATATAGAATATGGAGATTTACAAGTTACCTTTTTAGTTGATGAAGATTTGAATAATTGGAGTGAATTGCATAATTGGATGCGAATGATGGCTATGGTTAAAAGTAGTAAGGATTACCAGGAAATTAAGGTTGAACAACTACAACCTGGGCCTGAAGGTGGTTTGGTTTCTGATGCTCAATTAACCATTCTAACAAATGAATCTGTACCCAATGTAGTATTTTATTTTAGAAATGCCTTTCCTATCAATATGACAGACATTAACCTAACACAAGATACAAGTTCTCCAGAAGCACAAGAATGTACTGTAACTTTTGCCTATGATTATTATGATTTTGAAGATGTAAATGATGAAACAACAGAACCCGACTAAATATTTACATGAATAAAAAACTTTGGGTAGTTGGACAATTTAAAGGTAGTTATCAATATAAAAATATATCTGGAGTTTGTTGGGACCTAAATGGTATTCATGAAACCGAAGAGGCTGCGATTAATTCTTGCCGTGATGATTCATATTTTATTGGTCCAATAGAATTAAATGTGGCTTTACCAGATGAAACTACAACATGGCCTGGATGTTATTTTCCTAAATCATAATGACATTAACAGAACTACAAGACCAAGTAAAAAAAGATTTAAAACTCCAACCCGATGAATTGACTTATGAATCTGTCCGTACACCGGAGGTTCATCACACATACAATAAGATGTTAATGACCGAACGTTTAGCTTTAAAAAAGTTGGAACGTAATTGGGATACATTATATCTCGAAAAATGGGAATATTATCGAAAAAAGAGTGATCCAGAAGTTTATCAGAAAAAACCACTCTTGAAGAAAATTCTGGATACCGATGTTAAATTGTACTTGACTGCCGATGAAGACCTACAGGCACTTAGAGCACAAATTGAATCCAAAGAAGAACTTATAGATTTCCTAAAACGTACAATGGATCAGGTTAATCAAAGAACTTGGTTAATCCGTAACGCCATAGAATATCTCAAATACTTAGGAAATGAAAAATAATGACTTGGTAACCTAATTTTCTAACTTTTCTTATAATATAAATAAGGAAGAGGAGAAATTGGGTAAAATGATTGAACCTTCCCACTATGATATTTGTATTCCAAAAGGTGCGACATTTGATCAACCTTTTAATTGGAAAGACGATAACGGAAATACTTACGATTTGAGTTCATATACGGCGCGCATGCAAATACGTGTAACTGTAAATGCACCAGATCCTCCGATTATTTCACTTACAAGTGATGTGGGTGGTGGAATCACATTATCTGCTAGGGACCCAAATATTTCTCTTTTTATTAGTGCAACCATTACAGAGTCGGTAACAATTTCTTCGGGAGTGTATGATTTAAAACTTACCGATTCGAATGGAATTGTTACGCGATTATTAGAAGGAAAAGTTAAATTTAGTCCAGCGGTAACCAGGCCATAATATGATCGAAGTTTTAAAACCCATACGCTTAAACCGGTTTGAAATACCTGTTTATGGACCTCAAGGACCAATTGGTCCTACGGGACCAACAGGACCAGGATTTACAGGAACAACAGGAACAACAGGATATACAGGTCCTACGGGTTATACAGGTACTACAGGATATACAGGATCTGGTAACTTTACTGGATATACCGGTTATACCGGCCCCTTTGGTCCTACGGGTTATACAGGTACTACAGGATATACAGGATCTGGTAACTTTACTGGATATACCGGATATACAGGAGACATGGGTCCTACTGGATATACGGGTCCCGGTAACTTTACTGGATATACGGGATATACCGGATATACAGGAATCACGGGTTCTACTGGGTATACAGGTCCTATTGGAATCTTGGGTCCTACAGGTTACACGGGAGGCACAGGTTATACTGGATATACAGGGCCTGAAGCTACTGGTCCTACTGGTTACACAGGTCCTGGTAACTTTACTGGATATACTGGGTTCACGGGATTTACTGGGTATACTGGAAATACTGGTCCCACCGGATATACGGGTCCCGGAAATTTTACTGGATATACCGGTTATACTGGATATACAGGGCCTGAAGCTACGGGTCCTACCGGTTACACAGGTCCTGGTAACTTTACAGGATATACGGGGTACACGGGACGTACTGGATATACGGGATATACGGGATATACGGGTCCTGGTAACTTTACAGGATATACAGGTCCTACTGGTCCTACAGGGTATACAGGACCAATGGGGTTAAATGGAGGAAATTCAGGAAGATTATATTATCCGGAACATAGTGTTATTTCTGATATAGCATCTGATCCTGAAGTAAATGTAGGGCATACATTTTACGATATTGCTTCACCCGTTCCTTCTCCTAATCCAGAAAGTTTTTATTCAATTTTTATTCCAGTACCGCCGCAAGATGAATATTATTATTTTATTGGGGCATTTGCTACTACCCCCGATCAACCAAATATAACATTCCAACCTATGGGAACAGCATTTCGTTATGCTTACGTTGCATCATCATCGGGACTAGCAGAATTACGCACCG